CAAGTCTTGGCACACCACACTTGATGCACAACTTCTCAATGGATCAGGCAACGCAGGACAGATTCAGGGTCTTCGCAATGCAGGTGGAAATGCAATCACCTTCACCTCAACTGCTCCAACAGTCGGATTGCTTTATCCAAAGCTCGCTGACGCAATTCAGCAGATTCAGACAAACTCATTCAACAACCCAACTCATTTCGTAATGCACCCACGCCGCCTTGCATTCTTGCTCGCTGCGGTTGATTCAACAAACCGCCCACTTGTTGTTCCTGCGGCTAATGGCCCAACGAACGCTTCAGGTGTCGGTGCAGGTGCTGCCGCTTACGGAAACTCCGGTTATCAGATGATGGGTCTTCCAATTGTGACCGATGCAAACATCGGAACAACCTACGGAACCACAACAAATCAAGATGAAATCTACGTTGTGACCGCAGGCGAAGCTCACCTTTGGGAACAACCAGGTTCTCCATTCACACTTCGTTATGACGCGACAGGTGCAGGAAACCTCACCATCAAAACCGTTGTTTATGGTTACGCTGCCTTTACCGCAGGTCGTTACCCAACTGCCGCTTCCATCATTAGTGGAACAGGCTTGTCAGCACCAACCTTCTAGTCTTTAACTAGAAGTCAAGATTGTGCAGAGGCAGTCAAGGCCCCCCGACTTGATTGTCTCTGCACTTCCTAAAGTTCGGGGGAACTTATGAAATCAGGTCACAAAGTTTCAATCGGGTCGTGCGATCCTGGGATGGTCAATGGCGGATTCGCCTATCACCTCATTCAACTCGCCTCGGCACGTTCTTCACGGCTTGGGCCTTTTGTTCGCATTAAAGGTTCAGGCTTACTTTCCAAGCAGCGCAATCGAGTCGTCAAGCAATTCTTAGAAATGACTGATTCAGATTGGCTCTTGATGATTGATTCGGATGAGCAACTTGATGTGCTTACATTCGACAGATTATGCGAAACCGCACACGACAAAGAACGCCCTGTCGTTGCCGGTCTAGTCTTTGCGGGGTTCGGCGTTGCAGGCAAGCCTTACCCAAAGCCTGTTCCCGCAATCTTTCAAGACTCACCCAATGGATTTCTTCCGCTTTACAAATATGACAAGAACTCAGTCTTTGAGATTGACGCCGCAGGCACAGGATGCTTGATGGTTCATCGAAGCGTTCTTGAAGCTATACGCGACAATGCTGATCCTAATCAAGGCAAGGATTGGTGCTGGTTTTGGGATGGGCCTGTCAAGGGCGAATGGATAGGCGAGGACTTACTTTTCTGTCGAAGAATCAAATCTCTTGGCTTTCCAATCTATGTCAATACCGCCGCAATCTTGCCTCATCAAAAGTCTTATTGGCTCAAAGAGGAACATCACGACTCATGGCGCGACTAAAGCGCAAGGAAACTGCAACTGCTACTCCAAAATTAGAGAGAGCAGTTCAATCGAAACCAAAGAAGAGGACAACAAGTGGCAATCACCAACGGCTACGCAACTCTCGCGGAAGTAAAGTCATCTCTAGCGATAACTGATACAAGCGATGATGCTCTGCTTGAAATCTCTATCACTGCTACGAGCAGAATGATTGACGACTATTGCGGTCGCTTCTTCTATGCTGATGGCACAAGCCAAAGCCCTGTCGTTCGATATTACACCGCACAAAATCCTTGGAGTCTTGCCGTTGATGATTTTACTTCCATCACCGGCATTGCCACCGATGACAACTTCAATCAGACTTGGTCAACAGTATGGTCAACTTCTGACTTTATGACTGAGCCAATCAATAATCCTCGTCGCAGTTGGCCTTATACACGACTCTTGGCAACAGGCGCTTATGTCTTTCCTTATTACTTACCACAGGCAGTCAAGGTGACAGGCGTGTGGGGATGGTCGGCAGTTCCATCAGAAGTGAATCAAGCCTGCATCATTCAATCTTCTCGTCTCTTTGTTCGCAAACAATCGCCATTCGGTATTGCAGGAACGCCTGAACTTGGCACAGTTCGTTTGGCTTCTAAACTTGATCCTGATGTTGAGGCGCTACTTCGCCCAATGAAACGAAACAATGGTCTTGCGGTATGAATCCAAGCACCGTTCGTGACAGACTCAAACAAAACCTTCAGACCATCACAGGTCTTCGCGCTTACGACTTGATTCCCGATACTGTCGTTCCACCTGCCGCAGTTGTCGGTCAACTAGATTTCACATTCGATATTGACAACGCTCGCGGTCTTGACCAAGCGCAAGTTGATGTCCTTGTGATTGTGCAACGCTTTTCAGAACGCTCAGGACAAGACAAATTAGATGCCTACCTTGCAGGGTCAGGTGCTAGTTCTATCAAGGCCGCGCTTGAAAGTGATCGCACTTTGTCGGGAGCAGTGAACACATTGCGAGTCACAGGAGCTGAAGCAGGCACTTATGATTCACAAGGCGTCACTTTTCTCTCTTACAGATACAGACTAACGCTCTGGGGATAGGAGAAGTTATGACTTACAAGGTCATCTCAGACCGCGAGGTCTGTGGAAAGAAGCAAGGTGAGATTCTTACCTTGAAAGAACTCGAAGATGCAGGCGCAAACATTGATGCTCTCATTGTCGGCGGTCATCTTGAAGCAAGCAAACCAACAATCAAACCAGCACAAGAAGGAGCCAAAAACTAATGGCACGCATTGTCCTCACAAATGCCTATGTCACCATCAACTCTGTTGATGTCAGCGACCATGTGGCATCAGTAACCCTCAACTCATCCATTGATGTTGTTGAAACCACTGCATTCGGAACAACCGGCGCACGCACCCGCATCGGTGGCCTCGCAGACAACTCCATCAGTCTTGAATTTCATCAGGACTATGCTTCAAGTTCAATCGAAGCAACTGTTTATCCATTACTCGGTAGCACCACAACGGTTGTTGTGAAGCCAAATGGATCAACCACAAGCGCAACAAACCCTTCATACACTTCAACAGTTCTCGTCTCAGAGTGGACACCACTCAACGGCGCAGTCGGCGAACTCGCAACTGCATCGGTGACTTGGCCTGTTAGCGGAGCAATCACGAAGGCGACTGCGTAGTGGCTAGACTCGTTCTCACTAATGCCTATGTGACATTCGCATCAACCGACTTGTCGGATCACATTGCGAGCGTGTCACTCAACACCACTTACGACATCGTTGAAACGACGGCGTTCGGGGATACGGCAAAGAAGAGAGTGGCGGGCTTGGCAGACAACTCTGTCAGCTTTGAATTTCATCAGGACTACGCTTCAGGCTCGGTTGAATCTACGATTTATCCGTTGCTCGGAACCGCAATCGCCTGTGAGGTTCGACCTGTGAACACCACAGTCAGCGCCACAAATCCCAAATACACCTTCTCAGTGCTTATCTCTGAATGGACACCGCTCAATGGTGCCGTGGGAGAATTAGCCACTGCGAGTGTCACTTGGCCGATTTCGGGTGCCATCACAAAATCAACATCCTAAAACTATAAGGGGGAAAAATGGACGGACTGAAAATCCGCGTTAAGACAACTGATGGAATGGATGCAACTTATTCGTTGCGCCCAAGAATCATTGTCGAATTTGAAACGAAATACAATAAGGGCTTGGCTAAACTTATTGCAGAAGAGCAGAAATTGGAACATATCTACTTCCTTGCTTGGTCTGCGATGAAACACAATGGTCGTGTCGTCAAGCCTTTTGGCTCCGACTTCCTTGATACTCTTGAAGAAGTTTCGCTGGTCACTGACCCTTCTTCCGAATCCACAGAGACAGTCTGATTTTTTCAATAGCAGCTCTCTCTGTGGAGACGGGAATTTCGCCGGTCGCATTAGTTGATGCGCCTGACGGCATCTTGGAAGCAATGTTTGCTTATGTCAAAGATCGAGCAAAGGCGCGGAACAAGTAATGGACTCACCGAATTATCGGATTTCAATTCAGGGATTGAATAACACAATCTCTGCTATTGAGCGTTTCGCGCCTGATCTCAAGAAGCAACTTGACCGCGAGGTCAAAGGAATCTTGAGCAAAGTTGTAGAAGAAGCTCGTGGTCACATTCCATTTGACATTCATCCATCAGGATGGGCAAGAGAGAACAAAAACGCAAGCCTCATAGGGCCTTTGCAACAAGGCCAAGGTCGCGGAATGTTCAAGAGATTCGATGCTGCCAAAGCCAAGGCAGGAATCAAGGCGACAACACCAACATCAAAATCAAGTTCAACAGGTTTCCGCAATTCGTATGGAGTCATTCAGCGTGACGCGGCAGGTGCCATCTTTGAAACTGCCGGTCGCGGAAGCAAAGCAAGTCGCGCAAGAACTCGCGCTTCGCGTTCTACAAATCCAACCGCATCACAAGATTTCATTCAAGCAGTTGAGAAATACTATGGCGTTCTTCCAACTTCCAAAGGTCTTGGTCAAGATAAAGGTCGCGCTCTTATTCGCGCAGTTGATGACAACAAGAAATCTGCGCAGCGTGCTATCTTTGAAGCGGTCAAGAACGCTGAATCTAAAGCACAGACTCGAATGGATGAAAATTTGAGCAGGAGAGAGGGATAACCGATGGCAATTATTGAACGCATTGTCACGGTCTATAATGACAAAGGCTCGAAGCAAGCCCTCAATGATCTCAAGAAATTAGAAGCAACCTTCACCAATTCTGCCAAGAAGATAGCCAAAGCCTTCGGCGCCGCCACTGTCGCAGCGGCAGCGCTGGCAACTAAACTCGCCGTTGATGGAGTGCAGGCCGCTATCGCGGATCAGAAATCACAGGCACTTCTTGCCAATGCCCTTCGCAACACGACAGGGGCCAATGAAGCCGCCATCGCTTCAGTCGAGGATTATATTTCGGCGCAACAAAAAGCCGTCGCCGTCACCGATGATGAGTTGAGGCCATCACTTGCAACCCTTGTGAATGCGACCAAGGATGTTGCGCAAGCTCAAAGCCTTCAGAATCTTGCTCTTGATATTTCGGCGGGAACTCAAAAAGATTTGCAGACAGTTTCCTTGGCACTTGCCAAAGCCGTCGGTGGGAACATTGGCGCCCTGACAAAACTTGGCATTCCACTCTCTGCTGACATCAAAAAGAGCAAAGACCTTAATGGCGCTCTTCAAGAACTAAGCAAGACATTTGCAGGCGCAGCATCAACTCGCGCACAAACATTTGAAGGCAGAATGACTGCCATCCGCATCGCATTTGGCGAGGCTTTAGAAACTCTTGGTTATGCTCTCATTCCTGTTCTTGAAGATTTGGCGCAGGTATTTCAGACGCAACTCATTCCTGTCTTTGAACAATTCATCGCCAACAACAAGGATCAGATTGCCAAGACTTTAGGCGATGTCATCAAATTTGCCATTGGCGCTGCTAAGGCATTTGCTTCGTTGTTCAAAACAATCTCTGACAACCTGACCACATTCAAAGTCTTTGCAGGAATCCTCACAGGCATATTCGTCGGAACTAAAGTCTATGCAGGCATCGTCGCGGTCACTAGCGCACTTGCTCTGCTTACTGCTCAGTTCAAGCGTCAGGCCGTCGCAGGCACCGCCGCAGGCACTGCCACCGCTTTCGCAACCGGCGGAACTTCGGCATTTGCCGCCGCCGCAGGTTTGACTGCTTTCGCTGCCGCTGCAGGTGTCACTTGGCTTGCTATCAATAAATTGACCGATGAAATCAATATCAACACAACGGCAATGAATGATTACACCAAGGCAACCAATGGTCACATTCAAGAACTTGGTCGCCTTGCTCAAGCAACTGCCGCCGCTAATTTACAAAATACAAAAGCATTAAAGGTTATCACAACAACGACTGCCAAGACCAAAGAACAGATTGCAACTGAGAAGGCTTTGGCGGCTTTGAAGAAACTTGGCGTCAAGCCAACAACGGAAAAAGACCCCATTCAATTAGAAGCAGCTCGTCTGAATTTATTGAAGCAAGGTAATCTTGAAGAGGCTCGTCGCGTCGATGCGATAATGAAGAACCTTGAAGCGCAGATGAAACTCAATGAGGCGGCGCAACGATATGCCGACCTTTTGACTGTTCTATCTGACACAGTTATCAGCGACGAAGAAGTTTCTGTTCTTGCTCAAAAATGGAATGTTACTAAGGGCGAAGTTCTTGAATACATCGCTCGTATTTATGCTGCCAACTCAACTGACATTACTGACGGCCCTATTGTCAACCTTTTGATGAAATGGGGATTGACGAAAGATGAAGCTGAGAA